CTGCCTGTGGAGCCGCAGGCAGGCGGGGCAGGCAATGGTCCCGTCGTGCAGGTGACGATCCCGCTTACGCTGGACCGGCATGTGCTGGGTCAGGCCATGGCCCGGATCGACACCAGCCGCGCGCTGCATGAACACCGCGCCACCGGCACGGCGCCCGACACCCTGCGCCACGCGCAGCTGCCCGGCCGCTCCATCGGGGCATGAACGCGCCGGGTCCCGCCCGCACCGCAGGCAGGTCAGCCTGTAGCCGCCGGGCACATCACCTGCCAGGGGGCGCGCCAGACCGTGCATGGGCGCGTGGAGCATGTGCCGCGCGCACGGGTGTCATCACGCCAGTCCCATCGCCTGTGTCGGCCGGAACGCCAGATGGCGCATCGGGCACGGACCGGCCGCAGGGGGCGGCTTTTCTCAACCATGGCGGAAACAACACATGTCCCTTGCACTCATGAATGCCCAGACCGCCATCGGGTCGGTCGGGCGGCTGTGGGCGTCCGCCCCCGTGATCATTGGCGGGCTGACCCTGACCGGCATGGAAGTGCCCCGGCTCATCCGCGATGGGGGCGGCCAGCAGGTGGCGGTTCATCGCCTGCCCGGTGGCAACCGCATTCTCGACGCGGTGGGCAACGACCCCGACCGGCTGGAGCTGGAGGGCACCTTTGTCGGCCCCACGGCCCTTGCGCGCGCGCAGGCGCTCAAGCAGATGCGGGTGGCGGGCACGCCCGTGGCCTTCAGCGGGGCCGGGCTGTCGCTGGTGGTGCGGATTGTCCAGTATTCCTATGATTACCAGCACAAGGGCGTGGTCATTCCCTACCGGCTGGTTCTGGAACAGCCCGCGCAGGTGGCGGCCAGCCAGTCGGGCACCACATCCGCCCTGTCCGCGCTGATCGGGGCGGACGGGGCTTCCGCCCTGTCGGGCATCACGGACGCGCTTGGCGATGTTTCCACCATCGCGGGCAATGTCGCGGGCCAGCTTTCCACCGTGGTGGGACAGGTCACGCCCGTTGCCGACATGGTGGGGGCGGGCGGGGTATTCGCCACCGTGCAGGACAGTCTGGGCACCGTTGGCGGCCTGTCCGGCGCCGGGGTCAACCTGGCGTCCACGCCGCAGGGGGCGACCAGCCTGCTTTCGGGGCTGGAGGCATCGGGGGCGGGGCTGACATCGGCCATCAGTGCGACCGGGGCCAATCTGGAGGGCACGGGCCTGACCGGTGCGGCGGGACTGTCCACCCTGACGCAGAATGCGGAACTGCACGGCGCATCGGTCATGTCCGGCGCACTGGTCAACCGGGCCTATGCCAACACGCTTACGGCCACCGGGGCGACCCAGGACGGCCCGCTGGTCACGGCCTGACAGGAAGGGAGGAAACATGGCAACCACAATCAGGGTCACGGCGGCGGACGGGTCGCTCTATCATGTCGCGGCGCGCTGGCTGGGCGATGCCACCCAGTGGTGGCGCATTGCCCGGCTTAACGGTCTGGACGATCCCGACCTGTCGGGTCTTGCGGCACCCGTGCCGCTGGTGCTGCCGCCAGCCGATGCGACACTGGGCAGCGGCGTGCCGGGGGTGGCGGCATGAGCACGGACATGACCCGCGCCGCCACGCAGGCCGCCACATGGCGCGCGCCGCGTGCGCGGCTGCTGGTGAATGGCACGGAGCGGACGGAAACGGGGCTGGAAGCCTTCACGCTGACCCGCACCCGCTACAGCCGCGCCGACACGCTGGAAATGACGCTGGCGGTGGATCGCGCGCAGGCGGCGTCCGGCCTGTGGTTTGACGTGCCCGCACCGGCGGCCGGCTCCGTGCTGCCCGATACCGACATCCAGCTCCAGATGCGGGATGCGGCACGGGATGGCAGCCAGTGGACCACGCTGTTCCAGGGCATTGTGGACCATGTGGAATGGAGCCCGGCGGAAACATCCGTCCACATCCAGTGCCGCGACTATCTGGCACGGCTGCTGGACATGCGCGTGCTGGACGGATGGATGAACATGACCGGCGCGGACCTGGCGCGCGCCGTGATCACGGCGGCGGGGCTGACCCCCGATGTCACGATGGACACCGCCATGGTGGGCCAGTTCTGGCAGGTGGAGCACAAGCGCACGGCGGCTACCAGCCACGGGCGGTTCCAGACGGCGTTCGACCTGGTCAGCGCCCTTGCCATCCAGGCGGGATGCGACCTGTATGCCAGTGGCACCACCATCATCTGCGCGCCACCCCCCACCGCCAGTGCCGCCAACACGCATGTGCTGGACTATGCCGATACCGGGCCGCTTTCCCCCATCAGCATGGGGGCCAGCGGCCTGCGCCTGACCCGCGATTACCAGATTGACCGGGGCGTGGTGGTGCATGTGATGAGCTGGGACAGCCGCCAGCGCACGAAGGTGGCGTATTACTGGTCCGCTGCGGGCGGGTCGGCCACGGCCCCCGCCACATCCGGGGGCAGCGTGCACAGCTTCAGCCTGCCCGGCGCGCGGCTTGACGGGCTTGAGCAGTATGCAAGGCAGAAATACAGCCAGATCGTGGCGCATGCCCGCACCATAACCGGCACCATGCCCGGTTGCGCGACATTGGCCCCGCGCCAGTTCATGCAGGTCAGCGGCACCGGCACGACATGGGACGGCACGCTGGATGTGGACAGCGTGACCAGCAGTTTTTCATGGCAGGGCGGCTTTTCCCAGCAGGTCACGCTGCGCCGCCGCGACACCAGCACACAGGAGGACAGCAATGGCTGACACCCGCATGCTTGCCGCCAACATGGCCAACGCGCAGGCCCAGCCCGGCTTCGGGCTGGTCAGCGCGGTGGACCCGGTCAACCATGCCGTAAAGGTCACGGCCCAGCCCGCCGGGGTGGAAAGCGGCTGGCTGCCCCATGCCGCCATGCAGGTTGGCAGCCTGCGCATTGCCTGCCCGCCCGATATTGGCGCGCATGTGCTGCTGGTGCGGCTGGAAGGCGATGGGGAACACGCGGTGTGCGCCTGCCCGGTATATGACACCGTGGTCATGCCGCCCCTCTCTCCCGCTACCGGCAGGCCGGCCCAGCCGGGGGAGATGCTGGTCATGGCCGGCTGCGGCGCGCCCCCCGCGAATGCTGGCGCGGCGGCGGGCCAGCCGGCCGGAAGCGCGCCGTGGTGGCACATCACCAGGGACACGATCTACAGCGGGGCCGGAAACACCACCGAGACCCTGACCAGTGGTTCCCGCGCGTGGAAGGTCGGCGGTGTATCCATGACGCTGGACGCGAACGGACTGGCCGTGACTGGCGGCGCGATCACGACTGACAGGGACATGACGGCACAGGGCAGCGTAACCGGCGGGACGGACGTTCTGGCCGCCGGCATTTCCGGCAGGGGCCACACCCATGGCGGCGTGCAGCCCGGCGGCGGCACGACGGGAGAACCACAATGAACCGCCCGATGCCAACCCCGCCGCGCCAGCCACGGCCCGCGCCCCGTCAGGCCATGCGCGCCCGGCCCGACAGCACGCGGCATGAGGTGAAAAGTGGCGCGGCCATCGGCCTGATGGTCCTGGCGGTCCGTCCGGGCGGGCAGTATCGCGGCACCAGCGCGGGCGCCGTGGGCGCGCTGGAAATGCCGGGCCTGCTGGCGCGCCACGAACGCGCGGGGGTACGGCCATGAGCGCGCTGTCCCACACCATGGGCGGTGACCTTGACCTATCGGCCACCGGCGGCGTGGCGGTGGTCACGGGGGCGGACCAGACGCGGCAGGCACTGCTGCGCCGGCTGTGCACCGGCACGGGGGCCTATATATGGCAGCCCGGTTATGGCGCCGGGCTGCCCGCGCGCGTGGGCGGCGTGATGGATGAGGGCGCCATCCGCGCCCTTGTGCTGGAACAGATGCAGGCCGATGCCGGGGTGGACCAGACCCGGGCCATAACGGTCAGCGTGACCAGCCCGAAAACCGGCGCCTGCCTGCTGGCCATATCCTATACCGATGCCCGGAGTGGCGCGGTACAGGAACTGGCGCTGACAGCCTGAACCACCCTATGCGGGGCGGTTGCGGGCCTTCCATGCTAGCCATTCCGCCCGCGTCATTTCCCATTTCTGCGCCGGTATGTCCCGCCCGCACAGGAAATCCCGCCGGTGCGTGCCGGTCAGGCGCATGCCCATCCTGCGGGAAATGGCGACGGAGCCCGCGTTGTCCACCGCCTTTTCCGTGCGGATGACCGGGCGGCCCAGTGTCAGGAACCAGTAATCGTTCACCGCTTCCACCGCCTCGGTCATCAGTCCCTGGCGCTGCCATTGCGGGGCCAGCCAGAAGCCACGGTTTTCACGCGGGGCGGCAGCCGATGGATCATCCATCAGTGAAATCACGCCCATCAGCGCGTCCGGCCCGCTGCGGGGGCGGATGGACCAGTGCCACGCCACCCCCCGCGCCATGGCGGGCAGGGCCACGTCGCGTATGAATTTTTCGGCGTCATCCGGGCCATAGGGCCACGGGACGCGCGGGGCCAGGAAGCGCACGATCTCCCATTGCGGAAACAGTACCTGAATGGCCGGGGCATCGGCCAGCGTCAGCGGTTCCAGCCGCAGGCGGGGCGTGAACAGGGCGGGAAAGGGCGTGGCAGGCATAAGGCGGGGTCCGGTCGGGCGTGGCGACAATTGGCCCGATCCTCGGGCGCATTGGCGCAAAATACAAGAGATGTTCCACAAACATGATGGAGAGTCCGGGTGGCCATCACCTTCCAATCCTTCAAGACCACGCTGGGCAACATGGTCGCGAGCGCACAGGGCGCGTGCCCGTCGCTGCTTGACCTCAATGTCGGCTCCCCCGGCCGCGCCATGCTCGAAGCGGTGGCGGGGCTGGGGCTGTGGTTCCAGTTCATCGCGCTCCAGATCCTCTCGCGCACGCGGCTTGCCACCTCCATCGGTTCGGATGTGGACAGTTTCGTGCAGGATTTCGGCCTGACGCGGGAGGCGGGGACGGCGGCCACCGGCACCGTTGCCTTTACATCCTTCACCCCCGCCAGCCAGTCGGCCACCATTGCCGTGGGCACCACGGTCAAGACCGCATCGAACCTGGTCTATGACGTGGTGGAGGACAGCACGAACGCGGTGTGGTCGGCGGCCGATGGCGCGTATGTGCGCCCGGCGGGCACGGCATCCATCACGCTTCCTGTCCAGTGCGGGACCACGGGCAGCACGGGCAACGTGGCGGCGGGCGCCATCTGCCTGCTGGGCACGGCGGTTGCGGGCATCGATACGGTCACCAACACCGCAGCCCTGACCAATGGCAGCGATGGCGAGACGGATGCCGCCCTGCGCACGCGGTTCGTGGCCTATATCAACAGCCGGTCAAAGGCCACGATTGCCGCCATTGAAAACGCGGTGACCGATGTTTCCGCCGACCTGGTCTATCAGGTGGTGGAGAACGTGGACACGTCCGGCGCAACGCTTCCCGGCAATGTGGTGGTGTTTGTCGATGACGGGTCGGGCGATGTGTCCGACAGTGTGATTGATGAAGTCTATACAGCGGTGGACGCCGTGCGCCCGGCGGCCGTGTCCATTCAGGTCGTGCGGCCCACGGTGGTGCGCCCAGCCGTTACCATGACGGTCACGGTGGGGAGCACCGGCACACTCGCCACTGTGGAAACCACGATCAGTACCAATATAGCGACCTACCTTAATGGCCTCGCCATCGGGGATGCGGCCAGCTATTCGCGTCTGATCCAGATCGCCTACGCAGCCGATGCATCCGTCACCAACGTGACCGGCGTGACACTGGCCGGTGGAACGGTTGACCTGCCCGCAATCACCGGCACGGCCTACCGTGCGGGGACGGTGAGCTTTGGCTGACGTCACACAGAACGGCTTTGCCCTGCGCATCCGCAGGCTGCTGCCGACCGGGTGGTTTCCATCTCCACCAGCGACAGGAGAAGCGGAACAGGCCCCGGTGCTGAATGCCCTGTTGCAGGGTTATGGCCGCGTGTTCGCATGGATATGGGCCATGCTGGCGGGAACGGCGGACCAGACCCGGCTGGCCAGCATGGGTGGCGCGTTCCTGGACATGTTCGCCGCCGATTTCTTCGGAACCCTGCTGACGCGCAACACCGGCGAAAGCGATGACGCCTTCCGCACCCGCATTGAGGAAGCCCTGTTTCCCTCGCTCGGCACCCGGCCCGACGTGGTCAACACCATTGCCGATGAAGTGGGCAGTGCAGGGCGCGTGATCGAACCGCGCAATGCCACCGACTGCAAGGGACTGGGCAGCCTTGCGGCACCGGCCATTGGCGGTGGCTACGGCTATGGCGTGGCCGCCCTGCGCTACGGCTCACGCGCGGCACCCTTCCAGCTTTTTGCACAGTTGCCCACTGGCGACACCAGCCCGCCCGCAACACAGACACTGGACCGCATCGCCAATGTGCTGCCCGCAGGCACCATTGCGTGGGTGCAGGACGTGGAGAACCTCGACTGATGGACAGACAGATCGTCTACCCGGCACAGATCCCGCTGGATAGTGACCAGCTCAATGCCCAGCGCAATGCCTATGTGGGGCTGGGCCAGCTTGCGGCCATGGCCTATGGCTGGACCACGGTTTCCGCCAGCGGCTTCGCCTGCGCGCCGGGTGCGGGGCTTGCCGTGGTCCTTGCCCCCGGTTCGCTGCTGGCCCCCGGCGTGGTGGATGGCACCGCCTATGGCACGCTGGCCGCCGTAGCCAGTGCGCTTGTGCGCCAGTATGGCAGCCGCGACCCCGTAACCCTTGCGGTGCCGGGGGCGGGGGCCACCTATACGGTTTATGTCACGCCCGCCACGGTGGACGGGGCGGACACCGTGCTGCCGTTCTACAACGCCGCCGACCCGTCCGTGACCTATGCAGGTGCCGATAACAGCGGCAACACCGCGCCCACGGTGCGGCAGGATGTGGCGCAACCTGGCATTGGCACATCGGTGCCCACGGGTGCGTATGCGCTATGGACCATAACCGTGCCCGCCGGGGCCGCCGTCATCATGGCGGACATGATCACGCAGGCCGAGGGCGCCCCGTTTTATGACACCATCCCGCAATTGCAGGCGGGCAAGCAGGACAGCCTTGGCTTCACGCCGGTCCAGCAGGGCGGCGGTGCGGATCAGGGAAGCAACAGGGTCTGTCTTGGGTGGGAGATTATAAACGACGCATCCACAGGCCGCCTGCGCTACCAGATTGACGCGACCGATATCGGGGCGCTTGCCAACCATGCGGATGTCACGGCCGAACAGACCGCACGCGCCAGCGCGGACGCGGCCCTTTCCACCCGGATCAACGGCTGCGTCCTCCAGCAGTCCGACAGTGCGACAAACCCGGTCACGCTACTGGGGGTGAATACATCGGACTATCGGGTCCGCGCCTATGACCCGGTGGAGGCGGTGTGGAAGGTACTGGCCAACTATTCCGATGTTGAGGCCGTGCAGGCCACGATCGGCGAGCTGACCACCGCATGGGGTTATGTCCTTGCCTCCGACAATATTGCCGTTCCCGCATGGGCAACCAGCGTGGAAATCGAAGCCGTGGGGGCCGGAGGGGGTGGTGGTGGCTGCCAGGGTTCCAGCACGGCGGAAACCGTATCCGGCGGAGGCGGGGCATCTGGCGGCTACATGAAGGCGATCTATCCGGTGGCGGGTGGCGACACGCTGGGCATCACCATCGGTGCCGGAGGCGGCGGGGGAGAAGGGGCGTTACCAGGCAATGAAGGCGGCACGACTGTTGTCTCATTAAACGGAGCCGAGCTTTTCTACATTCCGGGTGGGGGCGGTAGCGGCAAGCCGACGACCGCGAATACCGCCGGTGGCGGCGGCAGCATGCCTGTTGTCGTAACCCCCGCCACAGCCGCCTATTATACCTGCGGGAACAGCGGGTCTGACGGGCAGGCCGGGAATTGGGTATTTGCCGGTAACGGTGCGCCTTCCGTTTACGGCGGGGCGGGGCGTGCCGGCAACAATGGCGGCCAGCCTGCGACCTCCCCCGGTGCCGGAGGGGGTGGGGCTTATGACAGCGGCATGACCGGCAGCGCCCATGATGGCGGCGCGGGCGGCGTTGCCTGCGTGACTTTCCGTTTCATTCCATAGGATCAACCCGATGACCGATACGAATGCACAGGTCTATGCCGTCTACCTGACGGCGGCCGCAACGGAAGCGGGTGTGGCGCGCCCGGCCGGGTATGTCACGAACCGGGTTGTCTGGGACGGCACGTCCGCATGGACACCGGGCAGCGGCAGCGCCATCGTGGCGGACCCGGACGGGCAGTTCCCGATTGGGGGCACCTACACTCCCTCCACGGGCTATGCGCTGGCGGGAGCGTCCTCGGCCACGGCCGGCACGGCCCTGCCGCTTACCCTGACGCCGGACCATGACGGTCCCGCCACCAAAACCACCGTAACCCTGTCCGATGGCGGCGCGGGCGGTACGTTCTCGGCCAGCACGGTCACGTTTGGCGCGGGCGTGAACACGGCACAGGGTGTGACCTATACCCCAAAGGCGGCAGGGACCGTGACCATCAGCGCCACGAACACCGGCGGCCTGACCAATCCCGCCAGCCTGAGTGTTACGGTAGGGGCGGCGGCCACGTAAATCGCCGCTGCCTGCCACCCGTGCCTGCCCGTCCGGGAGGCGGTTTTTTTACGAGAAAATGAATGAGCGAAACACAGTGCGCCGCAGACTGCGCGGCTGATGATGACCTGCGCGCGATTGTGGACAGCCACGGGCGCCGCATTGACAACCTGGAAGATGATGTCGGGACCCTCAGGTCCGGGCAGGATGCCGCAATGGAGCGCCTGATCTCGATCGAGGCGCAGGGACAGGAGCGCGAGCGCAACCGCGCGGCCGAGGCGCGGGATACCCGCAATGCCATCAACGGCCTGACCCAGCAGATTGCGGAACAGACCGGGGCACAGAAACGGCAGAACGAACTGAAGGAGGCCGAACTTCTGAAGGCGCAGCTGCGTGGCGAGCGCATCAAATACTGGGCGGCCGTGACCGGCATCGTGGCGGCGGTGGGGGGCATGATCGGCGGCACGCTGCTGTCCAGCCAGACATGGGATGACTTCTTCTTTGCCAGTGTCCCGTTCCTTCACCACCATCACGCAGGGATGCTGCCATGACCGGCCTGTGCATTACCCAGTTCCGGGCCGGGATCGTGGCCCCCGCGCTGGACATGATCGGGCTGGGGGGTGATGCGGCGGTCAGCCTGATGGTCGGCACCGCGCTGGCCGAAAGCGGCCTGACCTACATCCGGCAGGTCACGGGCGGCGGCATGGGCCCGGCACTGGGCCTGTGGCAGATGGAGCCGTTCACCCATGACGATATCTGGGCCACCTTCCTGTCCGACAGCAGGCTGAACAGCCTGGCCCGTGCCGTGCTGTCCAGCCGGAGCAACTGGCCGCCGGGTGCGCGGCAGGTCGTGGGCAATGCCTTCTATGCCTGCATCATGGCGCGGCTGAAATACTACCGCGCGCCCGACGCGCTGCCAGCGGCCCGTGACGCGGCGGCGATGTGCCGGATGTGGAAGCGCGTCTACAATTCCAACCTTGGGGCAGGGGTGGCGGATGACACGCATATCGCCCTGTTCCAGCAGGCCATCGGGGCATGACATGAATACAACCGCAAAGCTTGGCGGCCTGGGGGCCGCAATCGCGCTGCTGCTGACGGAAGTGCCGGCGCAGTACACGCTCTATGTCGCCCTGTTCATCATTGCCTGCGGGGCGGTGACGGCCGTTGTGCCGCCGCCGCATGCGGGCGGCGGATGGGCGGTGGCCTGGCAGGTCATCACCACCATCGGCCTGAATATCGGCTGGGCGGAAAACCACTTCAAGCCCGGGCAGTCCGGCGTGCGCGTGCCGCTGGCGGACAAGCCGGCGGCCAGGCAGGCCGTGGCGGCGGCGGGCATTCCGGTGCTTGACCGCAGGGGGCGGCCCGAACCCCCGGCATGACGCGGTGACAGCCCCGGCGCGTAGGTGGATGGCCGATGCACTCCGGGGCTGCCACAACAAGATTATACAACTTTAGGGCGAAAATAAGTCTCGAACTGCAACCGAATGCAACCGCCCCCGGGGCGGTTTTTTTATGGGAGCCTTCCATGCACATCCCCACGCGCCGCGCCTTCCTGCGCGGATCATCCGCCCTTGTCGCCGCCGCCGCGCTGGCGGCCTGCACCGCCAGTAGATCCGGCACCACAACCACCATCACCCTGAACGTGGCCGAGGTCGCGGATTATGTCGATGCGCTGCTGAATTTCTCCAGCACCGCCATCAATATGCCGCTCGTGGCGGCTGCGATGGGAGCACCGAACGTCGCCCTGGCCAATACCGTCATTGCCGCGCTGACCACGGCGGGGAAGGCATTCGTGGCCGCCGCCGGGTCCAGCACGTCCGTCAGCTATGACAGCGCCAGCGTGAAGGCGGCCTTTGACAGCATCCTGACGGATACCGGGCAGGTCAACACCCTCATCATCGCCACCATCACGGGCATGGCGGCCGACCTGTCCGGCAGCGTGGTCACGCAGGCCAAGACGGCGGCGGGGGCAGCGGCAACGCTGATCGACCTGCTGAAGGCCATGGTTGCCGTGTCCGGCCGTCACGCCGCTGGCGCGCGCCTTGTGGCCGATGGCGGGATCAATATGCAGGGCATGGTGGCCATGAACCAGATCGGCGCCTTTGTTTCCGCGCAGGGGGGCTGA